GGCGCATTCGCGCCCTCTTGGTCTGATCTTGCCTCATTTCGATCCAAAGATCTTGGGTTGTCTGGATTCTTTCTGGACACCTTGCTAGGGGACGGTCATGCCTACTGCGAGAAATAGAAACAGAACTACCTATGAACTTGGCGGCTTCATACGTGATGCCGGCAACAACATAATAGGCTCTGGTTCCATTCTCGCGGAGTATAGGAAGACCGACGATTACTGGCAAAAGAAGGCGATAGAGCTACCCCTCTCACTGAGAGGAATGCTTGAACCGACTCCTTATACCAGTACGTACTACTGGCAGAGACCCTTACAGGCTTGGCGGAAGACCGGTACCATCCGGTTCGATGCCTATCCTGCTCAGGCTCTGTTCGTACATGATCGTGCCATTTCCCTTATCCATCCAGGTAGGAACACTGCAGCTGACAATGCGTTTTACACGCTTCGTTTGCTGGAGAAGACCAACCCGTTCAGATCGGAATTTAGTGTTCCGGTCTTTATACGGGAGCTGGTGGATATTGGTTCCATGTTCAAGCTTGCTGCCCGCAGCTTTGCGGGGTTTGTTGGAGGGGCCTATCTGAATTACAAATTCGGATGGCAAACCTTCGTACAAGACCTCAAGACTTTGGCTTCAATAACCAAGGCCATAGAGCGCAGAATCAAGGAGTTTCTCTCCTTGAGAAAACATGGTGGGCTTCGACGAAGAGTTTACTTGGGAGGGCATTCGGGTACATTATCCGATCCGCTCTTCCTTGCAAATTCGACGTGGGGCTGGTCTCCTCGTATTAACCTAAATCACTCGGCCTCCGTAGAAGTATGGGGGTCGGTGCGTTGGGTACCTACGAGGGACTTCCGTGAAGATCTCAGGCAGCTAGGTCTTATCAACCTAGCCTTCAAGAAGGTCTTTGACCTTGATGCGATCGATGCGTCGACTGTTTGGGAGATGATTCCATTCAGCTGGCTAATCGATTACTTCACCTCTATTGGCACTTATCTTAGAGCCAATAATGGATCTGTGAAGGTGGAACCGAAACATGTTTGTCTTGTTCGGATCTACTCCTGCGATTCCCATGGCACGTTGGTGGCTAGGGATCCGTCTATGACCAAGGAGTCTGACACGTGTCACGGTTCGTGCACAGTCAAACAACGTACAGTCATGACGTCCCTACCAACATTCCCTAGCATCTACTGGGAGCTTTTGACATACTCCCAGTGGCAAGTAATTGCGGCACTACTTCTCAAGTTTCGAGGGTAGTGAATAATGGACAATAAGATCCATCCACAATTACGTCACCTTTTGTGTGTGTGTGAGGTCAATTATGCTGACTAGTCCTCTTGTGATCACTATTGATGGTGTTGCTCATAACTTGAGCCGCATCAACAACGATAACTACGCGTCTGTCTACGTCAAAAACGGGACAGGCTTCGAGTATCGTCTGACGATTCGCCATTCCATTGAAGGAAAGGCGCCTAATCAGATTGATCGCCATAACGTAGATTTCGTCCATACGATCGTCGACGCCGTAACTGGCGCGGTGACCAATAGACAAGTCTACACCGTTATTCGCACTCCTCGCTATGGGGACGGTGTCCTCACTGGTAAGGATGTGACTGGGTTTAACGCCCTGGTCACAGCGAATCTAACGGCACTTATGGGTTGGGAATCGTAACGGCAACGAATCCGTTCGACTCTAGTCTTGACTACGTAATCAAGACGCAACCTCGAGGACTCCAGCGCTAGGACCATTAATACCCGGAAGGATATTCAATGGATAATAGCCTGGTTACTCACCTCCAGACGTACATCCGCCACCTCTTTCGAGATGTGGCATGGATGTATACTAAGCCCAGTGAAATGAGGAGAGATCAAACTCGCCTCTTACACGAACTGGCGAAACATGGGTCTAGAGTTTTAACCCTTGATTTGCCAGCCCTCGGTAAGCACTTTGATAAGTGCTTAGCCAAAGGCCTTTACACACCTTCTGAGCTCCGTTATGGAGCGACGAGGGTGGGAGAGATGATTCCCAAACTCTTTGGGGATATCTTCCTAAAGGTCTTTGATCCGAGTGGGAAGCTTAGGGATGCTCCGAGTATCGATGCAATCGCTACTCTACGCTTCTTGCTTACGAGTGTCAAGAAATTGAAGCTCGAATGCAAGCGGCGGAGCGTGTACAATGAAGTCAAAAACTTCATCGACATCGAGAGTCAGATTCGATCGCCGACCTACTCTTGGTTGGACGATCATCAGGACTTTACTAGTAATACTTGTCACTTTCGTGACTTGTATACTAATGAGTCTGAATCTGACTGGCTACCTGGGTTTGAACCCGGACTACGTCTGGATTCGATCCGCAGCAGCCTTGACACTTTGCAGCACGTATGCAACAGAGTGTCAGCTCAGTTCGGGGACTTTCATAATGAAAGGATCTCCGAACGCCCTAAGCACGGACCCGGTGTTGTTGCTAACCAAACTAAATCGGAATCAAAATACCGATTCAAGTATTGGAGCAACAAACTCCAGGTTGCCTTCCCTTATGATCTGTATGCCACAACCAACTTCGGTGTGGGATCAGATCATGATAGAGAGGTCGAATGGGGACTCAACCATGAGTATCCCTCTCGACTGATTTCTGTTCCTAAGTCTCAGAAAGGACCACGGCTTATTGCCGCGGAACCTACCGAGCACCAATGGATACAGCAGCTGGTATGGAACCAGCTGGAGGCTAGGTGTAAAGAGACACCGTTGGTACACTGCATCGATTTTCGATCACAGCGTCACAACCAGCGACTCGCTACACTTGCTTCAGCGAATGGGGCTTACGCCACAATCGACTTGAAGTCGGCTTCGGATCGCCTATCTTGTTGGGTCGTCGAGCGGGCGTTTAGGAGTAATTCAACCCTCCTAACACGCCTGCACGCTTGCCGAACACGATGGCTCTCCAATGACATCGAACCCTCTTTAGGGAAGTATATAGTCCTAAAGAAGTTCGCTGCCATGGGTTCAGCCTGTACCTTTCCGGTACAGTCTGTTATCTATGCTTTCATTGCTATTGCTAGCGTTATCGCCTCTAGAGGCGAGCGCGTTAGTAGTCGCAGCATAGATAGGGCAGCTCACCAGGTGCGCATCTTTGGGGATGATATCATTGTCCCCATTGAAGCCCTTAGTATCTGCAGGGAACTCCTAACTACGTTAGGTTTGGTGATTAACGACGATAAGACTTTTGGGACTGGCAAGTTCCGTGAGTCTTGCGGCGTAGAAGCCTACGACGGGCACGATGTGTCCGTGGCGTATCTTTTATCACCATTCTCTGCAGCGTCGCCCGGAACGGTCTCGACCTTTCTTGAAACTAGTAACAACTTTTTCAAGAAGGGGTACTGGAAGACAGCCGAATGGCTGGCCTCTCTGATACCCCACAATCGGTTCTTACCGATTGAACGAGTCCGTGAAGGTTCCCTCGGATTACAGTCTTTCTGTGGCTCTGACTCATCTCACCTGAAAAGGAGAGTGAACGATTACCTACAGTTGGACGAGGTACTATGCTTAAAGCCTGTTGGCAAAAGCAGCTGTACCGATACCCGAGGATCTTACAAGCTATCGCAATGGTTCCATGAACCACCGCGGGTCTCAGACCCGTTCCTAGAACATCTCAACCCTAGGGTTGAACGTGAACTAGGGATAGCTGGTAAGGGCGTCGCCTATTGGCGGCGTGGGTGGGCTCCCGTCCGGAAAACATAGTTCCGAAAGGGACTCCCGGTTTGGGAATTGGATGATTGTAAACCATTTCAATATGGAAAGGTTACTTTCGCCCAATCGAGCAGCAGAG